GCTTCGGCGTATGTCTTGCCGGCGTCGTCGTATGTGTCTAACCCGCGTTCTTTTCTCATGTCGCGTATTAGTTCTAGTTGGCGTGGTGTTGCCATGCCAGTAGCGGCGCTTATTGGTGTCGTGTTGGCGCGTTGGGTGGGCTTGTAGGGGCGTTCTACGGGGCTATCGGTGCTTGGGTGGCTGTTGCCTTGGGCGGTTCGTACTTCATCGGCGGACGCTAACCCGGTAGCGATACCGAAACCCATGTAGCCCAATGCGCGGCCTAGGGCGGACGTGGCGCCGTTCATTTGTTCTGAGTCTTTTGTGAACGGTGTACGTCCGGGCCACACTTCCCAACAATAGGCGCGCATAGGTAGCGGATCTGTTTCGTCTCGATAAACCACTACGGCGCATTGTATGTATGTACGTTCGCCCATGTGGATTAGTTCGGGTAGTTCTTCAACTACGCGTAGCGTAGGAAACTTTAATAGTGCCAGTTGTAAACGATGCTTAACGTCTACATATTCGGATAGGTCAAAACTCATTTAGTACCCCGGTCGTATTGTTTAGCGATGTCAATAGCGCGGCGTAAACGGTTATACGCGTCGCCGTTACTTTGTTTGTATGCCACGTTGTAAGCGGCTTCGGCTAGTTCTTCTAACGCCTCGACGTATTTAGTACGGCCACTTTTTTTAGGTTCTACGATTAACTCATGGGGTTGATATTGCGCCATGTATTCGCCGTCTATATACGGGTGGCACTCTTTACGCGTCGTAGCAAGTTGGCAGATAATCCCTAACTTATGGAGCGCGTTTAATGCCCCGGAAACTTGGCCATGGTGTAGGCCTAGTACGTCGGCTATTTCTGCCCATGTAGCACCAACGGCGCCGGCGTCTCTTACGATCTTCCATATTTGGCGTCGGCGTTTAGCGGTTATGCCTAGTTCGTCCTCGCGTTTCGCGCGGGCTTTTGACGTGTCGCTATTAGCTATGTAGGCGCTTGGCGTGTTGTCTATGTCGTCGTGGTTTTGGTCGTCGTTAATCATTGGCGGCCATTGCTTCGAGATAGTTAGCGGCTGCTTTTAGGTCGGCGATTAGTTGGCCGTCTTGTAGCGCGTAGCGGTATGCGTGGTCGCGTAGGTCTAGTGCTAATTGTTGTAGCGACTTAAAACTATGTATTACTTCGGCGGCCTGATCCTGATTTGTTGGGTTAGGTCGGCGCGATACTTCGTTTAGTACGTCTACCCAAATGCGTAGCATTGGGTCTAATGGTTCGGTCATGGTCGGGTTGCCTTTCGTCGGGAATGGTGTAGTTACCATAACCCATTATGAGTGTTGGGTGTGTTTTTGTTTTCGGTTTATTTTGTGCCAGTCGCTATGTGCTTTTTTACACGCTTGGCATGGTGTCTCGTTGTGGGCTAGGTGGCGTTTGTACGCCGACCTTGTGCCACACAACTTAGTAATTGGTCTAGCCATTACTTACCTTTTTTTACTAATTCCATCGCAAGAGTTAAAATGTTAATAGGTGTTGGGTTTTCGTTTGGGTTTACCATTGTTGAAAACTTGCTATTAGTAATTCCGTAGTTGGCGCAAATAGTCACGGCCTCTATTGGCGTTACGAAGTTAGGTACTCCATTAGCGCGTAATGCTTGGCGGGTGGCTATTGCTTTTGTGTTTTGTGTTTTTGTCATGTAACCAGTATGACAGGTTATAACCAATAATACAACTACCTAAACAATATTTTTTTATTTATTTAGCACCGATGGCGGAAACGTCTTACTAGCGGGTGCTTCGATCGGCATACCTCGTCTTTAAGGCCCATACAATTAGACGGGTAAATACTTCCCCACCCGAACGGACCTACGGGCCATTTTTTGACACCGGTACGCGGATTAACCCAACCAGTAAACGCGACGCGTTCGGCTATGCGTACTTGTTTGGCCGGCGTGAACTTGGATACGTCGCGGTGTCCGGACCATCGGTAAGCGGTGCCACGGTATAGGCCTAGGCCACCGGTGTAACTACGTGTCGAGTGTTGCCAGTTTCCACCGGTTTCGCATTGGGCTACCCGGTCCCAAAACCGATCACTCATTATGGCGTTGTATTTTTCGTGGCCTTTACGGGCGGGTGCTTCGGCCATAGCCACACTTGGCCATAAGGCCATTAGGACGGCCGCTAAGACGGCGTAGCGTCTCATTGGGGTATTAGGTCCGTGGGTTCGCTCCACGTCTCCCAACGGTCTACGCGCGTCGCTAATTGGGCGCTTATAACCGTGTTGGTTTTAGGGTCTAGAAACACTTGTACTAAAACATTGGTACCGGCCGCTAGATCAACAGGGACGACGCCGGTAAGCGGTAAATATAAATAGGTTTCGGGCATTGGTGGCCTTTCGTCGGGGTGTTAAAAACCCTAGCGAACGCCTAGCGCGTTTTGGTGTCTATCGGTTTTTAGCCTTACGGGGCTTAGGTAGAGAACGCCACGCCGCCTCGAACGCGTCCGGGTCGCGCGCCATTTCGGGGCTTATCTCAAAATGTAACCAGTTAGGGGAACCGGGACGAGAACCCGCGTTATTAGTTTTGGTGTAGCGCAATACGCCGGCTTTACCTTCGCCACGGCTACACCGGTAACCGGCGCCCCATGATCCGAACGCGTACCAATGTAACTCGACTATTCCTAATATTTTTGAGTGTTCGCCTAGTTCCGATGATCCTAAAAACCAGTCCCACATTTTTCGCGCTTGGGTTTCGTCTTTATATTTAATGTCGGCGGCCGCGCCGGTGGCGTGTACCGAAAGGTTAGGCGGGTTTGCATTGTTGCGCATATTTCTATTGACGTATGTACCTAGGTTTTTTGTTTTCCAACGTCGCGCGCATAGATTAACAAGACGACGTATACCGGGCGTTTCTTTCCCGGCGTCGTATGACGGGTAATAGGGGTATTTTCTATTCGGCATCTTTTTTTAGTCCGATAACGGGCATTGAGTTTTGACCTTGTTTGGCTGCTACGCCGTTGCCGATGCCGTAAAACACTATGGCGGTGAGTAGTGGTAGGCCTGCTTCGGTAGTAATTTTGTCTAGCCCCATGAGGATAGTGAGCGAGATAAGAGCCGCTAAAAGTATAAGCGCTTTTGGTGGGTTGCTGATAGTCATTGGGTGTCCGTTCGAGGTTCTGAGTTAGTAGGGCTTTTGAGATGGCAAATCAGGAAAATCAGCGATTTCATTTGGTGTCCATGTAGAAGGAAAATCACGCAATGTTTGACGGTATGCGCCCCAGACTCTTTTGTCTGTTGGTGCATCGCTGACCATTGCCCAATCGGATTGTGATAGTAGGCGGTCACGCTGGTTACGCATACGGAGCAATAAGATTTCTTTGTTGTCTGTTGGTTCTAGCCCTAATTCGTTTAGGTTCATTACGCTGCCTCATAAATGGCAAAACCACTAAGAGTGCCATTCACAATTGGACTTGCCCAGTCGTATCTCAATAGTTGCATCGTTGTTGTTTGATTAAGCATGTTTACAGTTCCAGTAAATCCGGTAGAGGTCCATTCTGCAAAACTACCAACCGCACCCTGTGTGTTGGTGTTGTAGCCACCCTGAGCCGTTACGGGCAAAGTAACTATGACCGAGCCAAGTCCACTACCTTTATTTGTTATTTGAATACTAAACCTTGCTATCACTATTTTTTGGATTTGGGCGTACCTTCCATAAGTTGAAACAGTTGTGAACGCACCACCTTGGGGTGTTGCCACTGGTGTCCAATCTTCCCACACTGCTCCGATGCTGTTCATCGTGGCAGCGGTTAGCACTTGCCCCGTCGATAGTCCGCCTGTGTATTGAGTAGCCATAATTTAATATCCTAATTTATTTGTGTCGAGTTTGCCGTAAATAGCGTCGTCAAGAATTAAATAGGCGTTTAGATCCTGCCCCGATAAGAAGTACGTATATCGAGACGACTCCGGGGTACCCGACATTACGCAACCTTCGATAATACAATTAAAGACGGTTCCACGGAAAGTGACGGATACTTTTGTGCCGGGTAAGGCCGGTAGATCACGGGTGGTTCCACCGGCTACGGCGTCTAACTTAAATACGTTTTGGGACTCGGCCGCGCAAGAGATAGACAGTAACGCAAAACCTTTATTTTGGTAGTTAGATAAAAGGTAAGTGGCGTAGTCGGTGGCTTGGCTTGTAGACGCGTTGAGTGTGTTGGTTTGTAATGTTCTAAACGGCGCTGCACCTGTTTGTACGGTGGCTTCCCCGAAAGACTCCGGGTTTACTGTTACTTGGGTGTAAAAGTTGTCGGCGTAACTACCAAAGTTTATTTGGTCGTATACCTGATTAGTGGCGTCGTTAGTGGTGTCGCTAAAAGACACTTGGCTACTCAACAAAAAAAACGGGGTATTTATAGTTACATAGTTAGCGGGTTGGGCGTCCCAAACACGGCCGTTAATAGTTACTAATAGTTTTTGTAGCCACTCTCCCCAAGTACCGGTAATAGTTGTAGCGGCCATGGCTTGCGTATTGTTATGCGCTATGTTGAGTTGTAGGCCAGTTTCGGCGGTGCATACTAAACCTTGGTTATAAAGAGTGTCGGCGGCCATTGCGTAGTTAAGGCCTTGTACACGTCCAAACCGGCTAAAACGCCCCTCGACGCTAAATGTTAAATAGTCGGCATTACCAACGCCACCCTCGTACGGGATCCCGTATTGAACGTCCACATTTTCTATAACGCCAAAAAATAAAAACTGGCCGGTGCTTGCGTTTTCTATTTTTATAAAGTTGCCGGAAGTTAGCGCCGTAATTGGTGACGCGTAACCCGTGGGGTATCGAACTACAACGGTAGCGCGGGACGCGTTATATGGTTCTAGTTGGGCTTGTCTGCCTATGTTTATGTCTATGTTTTGTACGTTGCTTAACTCGGTGTAGTTCACATTGTCGGTGGAATATTTAACCGTGTAGTTTTGTATACCCATTAGAACGCATTACTGATCTTTATAGGAATAGATCCGTTTTGGCGCATATATGTACGTAACGCATTTACGACGGCGTTAGGGTCTCCGCCGTTTACGTTTATAGTTACATTGTTGCCACCCATACCGTTATTACGGCCGTCTAATGGTATGACGGCTTCGGGTCCGCGTTCCCCGATCATCGCCAATGTTGGCCCGGTCACTATGCCGCCGTCGGCGAGCATGGGGATATTGGGTACGGAAAAACCGCTACCACCAATTTTTGGCACCCATGACGGGATCTTAAAAGACAACTTACCTACGGTGCTATTCCATAGGGTAGCGATACCGTTAAACAAGCCTTTATAGATCCCTACAAGCGTTGTAACGTATCCGCGTACGGCGTCTACCACGGCACTAAACCCTGTTTTAATACCCTTGAAAACGGTATCTACGATATTGCGGAACGCGTCAAACTTCATATAGGCAACTACTAGCCCCGCTACCAACGCGGCAATAGCAAGCGCTACGAGTACCACGGGGTTAGCGGCCATAACCGCATTAAAGACAACTTGTAACGCGGTAAACGCTTTCGTAGCGGCCGCCCAAACGGTCATAGCGCCATTAACTAATAAAATGGCGGTAGCAATACCACCAATAACACCGGCAATAACTAAAAACGCTGTTTTGTTTTGCGTTGCCCAGTCTGCCAACTTAACAAAATACGGCGTGACTGTTTCAAGAATTGGCAGTAAAGACTGGCCTATTTTTTGCGATAGTTGAGAGAACGCCTCTTTCATTTTTTGGCTGTTGTCGGCGGTTGCCTTAGCGGTCCCGCCTACTTGGGTTTCGACGGCTTTTAATATCATTTCTTGCGCTTGTAGTAACTTGCCACTTTCGACGAGTGTTTTTATTTTTTCTTTTTCTTTTGCCGTGAAAGTAACACCGGACTTGGCGAGCGCCGCTATACCTTTTATTGGGTTTTCTAAGGCCTTACCTAACTGTACGGCGTTACCTTCGGCGGTTCCGAAACCGGCCGCCGCCATATCTAGCGCCGCCATGTTCGCCCGGTCAAATGCTCCACCTACCACGTTTGCGGTTTTCGCAAGGTTCTTAAATGTTAATAGTTTCGCTTGGGTTGCTTTAATAGAGATATTATCTACGCCTATTTGACGGCCGGTAGTTTCTGCCAGTTTTACTAAACGGTCATTAACCGCGCCAGTTTCTTTACCAAATAACGCCATACTTTCGTTAATTTGCGCGATCCTTGCGTTAGCGGAGTTAATGGCTTCTCCGGCCGACAACGCTTTAACGCCGGCCGCGCCGATAGCAGCAACGGCGGCGGCGGCGGGTAGTGCCGCCTTTTTTATTAGAAACGCGCTTTTGGCACCGACGCCTTCAAGGTTCTTAAACTCGCGTTTAGCCTTATCAAATCCCTTAGTATCTAGCGAACTTAGAATAGGTATGTTGATAGCCATTATGAACGCCTTTCTATTTTTAGGTTCTTGTTCATTGTGTCATTTACCCGGTCTAATATTCGTGATACTTCCCGTTCAACTTCGGGCATGACGTCACCTATACCGGGCGCTAATGCGCGTGGGGCGTTTGCGTTGCGTTGTTTCCCTTGGCTAATGAGATTAGCAACAAATGGGCTACTACTGTCTCCGGCGTGGTCCCAAATGGCGCCGGCGGCGTCTTTTTGTTGCGCGGTTAATAGCGAGAACGGCCGGGCCTTAAAATCTATGGTTTGTGTATAAGCCCTAGGTACGGCTTGGCCGTCTAGGTATAGCGGACGTGTAAAGGTTACGGTTCGTTCTTTACTGGCACGTTTAGCGACGATGGTTTTTACGCCGGCGTTTACTTTGGCAAGGTTAAACGTGGTTTCGCTTCGGCCTTTAATCATGGCGCCTCGACGCATACCCGATAGCGGTGGTTCTGTTGGGATCATGGAACGCGCGCTAGAAACGATGAGACTACCGGCGCCGCTTTGTATGTCTTTGGTTATTTGCCGACGGTACAACGGGTCGAAGTTGTTTATTTCTTTTAGGGTTTCTTGTATCCCGAATATTTGGAGTTCACTTACGACGGGCATTTTTAGCCTGTTTATCTAGCACTTCTATAACGGTTGCTACGTCGCGCGAGTCGAGTTGTATATGCGCCGGCCAGTAGCCGGTTACTACAAGTATTTCGGCTAGTTGGCGGGAGTAGGTCCCGCTTGGGTAGGGTTTGCGGGTTCATTATCTACCACTTCTAAATTAGTAACGCTTTTAAGGTAGTCATCGAATGACACCGGTACGACGATGTTGGCAATTTTGGACGCTTCGTACGCGAAGAACGCTAGATCTTCGTAGCCAATTCCGTTAGCGAGATCGGACGCGCGGCGTTTGTATTTGCGTTCCCACATAACCATTATGTAAAGGTTTGTAGTTACTTGCGCGGTTTCGCCGTTGCGTTCTACTTGAATATTTAGGTTCATGCCGGGGTACTTTCGTTAATTGTTACGGGGTGACATCTTCGGTGTATTCGCCACCGTGAAAGGTTACCGATACGGTGCTTAGTTCGCCCATTGTAAACGTGTGGGGTAGTTCGGCTAGGAACGCGCCGGTAAGGGTAAAACCCGGATTAGTGGCGCTATCGTCGCCTACGGCCGGTTTAACGACGACGGTAGTAACGGTACCTACAAGGCTTTTAAGCGTTGCGTATGTTTCCGATGCGGCGTAACTCATGTATAGGTCTAGGGTTACTTCGTGGTCGCCTAGGCCTTTTGTGTATTTGTTGGCGAGATCACCAAACGCGGTAGCGGTGAGTTCGGCGTAGCGTTCGGTAAACGTGGCGGCCGTGCATTGGTCGGTTAGATCGACGCTGTTTACCGTTACTACCGGGTTACTAAGAATTGTGGAAGTTGCCATAGTGTTTAATCCTCTTGTGGGTTCTTGTTTTTGACTTTACTTGTTTTGTCGGGTTTAGTGGTGGACGGTTTGCCGATAAACCCGCCGGCTACTAAGGCTTCAATATCGACGCCTTCGGCCTTGGCTGTCTCAACGTCATAGAACGCGCCTACGACGCCTACGCGTTCGGAAAGTATTACGTACATTAGTTACCTAACTTGTTTGGGCTTGGATATTTACGGTTAGATCATAGGCGGGTAACTCGACGCCGCCAATTATGGCCATAGTTGGGCGTCCGGCTGTTACCGCTACGTTGCTACTTAGGACTCGCGCGGCAAGGTTCATTAGTGATCGTTGGGCGTCTAGGTTGCCGGGACCTAGCGTAATACACCGAATAGGGAACGTCATTTTCACGATGTTGTAGTTAAATACGTCAAACGTGGGGGCGTCAATAAACACGCATGGCGGGACTAGGTTACGCGGGTCGGTTACTACTTGTAGCCCGGTGATCGTGTTTAACTTGGTCGCCAAGTCATCTAGGCATTCGTTAAAGAGATCAGTAAACGCGACGGGCATTAGGCAACACTCGGACGGTCTATACCTAGTAGTTGTTTAATGACACCGTTAAGCCCGGTGACGGGTCCGCCGCCCATACCATCGAAAGACGCAAAAGAGTCAATAGATCCGCGCTGCCTGTATAGCATGCCGCCATATTGGATAGTGCCTAGCGTTACGTCACCACTTGGCGAAGTTGTAAGGCTGTCGATATATCCGGCTTCGCGTCTACGGCGATAACAAAACGCGTTAGCGGCCAACGCGCATTGAGTCAAAAACGCGGTATCTGCCGCCGTCGCGGTGCCTATGCCGATCCAGTCCTCGATATTGTCGGCGGTGATCCACGTACACACGGGCGTAATGGTTAGCGTTCCCGGTGGTATTGCTTCGGAGCGTTCTAGGTCGGCGGCGGCGTCGTAAAAAAGTATTTGGTTAGCAATAGGGAAATACTCATCGAGTAATAGGTCGCCTTGTTCGTCGGTGCCTAAATAAAGGAATTGTGGGCATGCATAGACGCTATGAGTACCGTTAAGCCCATGACCTAAACCCGCGACGGTTATAACGTCGCCGGGTTGGATATCGGCCGCCGTGAGTAGTTGAACTACGGCGTAGTTATCGGTCCGTTGGTGGTGGGTTACTGTATAAACCGCCATAGCGGTTACCCGCCTTTCGGTTTAGACGAACTTTACGAACTTGGTGGCGTCTGCCATGTATCCGGCAGCGTAACCACGAAACGCAATGTCGCGGCCTAATACTTTTGGTACGTCAATACTAATCGCGCCTTTTACTTGTTCGTAGAACTCATAACCGGCAGCGGGTCCGGCGGCGTGGCCCATGAATGACCCCGGCGCGTTTTTATCCACGATGAGAGTAAGGCCCAACGGGTTACCGTTCCATGAGTTCGCTTGGGCTGTACCGGCGGCGTTGTAACCGCCAAGGCCGGCCGCGCCTACGAATGGGAATAGCGGACGGTTTTGGTCGTCCACCGATGACGCAAGCGCCGCCCAACTAGCCGGGGTTACTACCAAGTGTGTCGGTAGGTAGTTGCTACTTGCGCTAATTTGGCTCGCTCCGTCGTAGATAGCAGCAACCCAGTCGGCTCCCACGGCGGTGTCGGTAATGGTGGCGGTTTGTGAAATACCGGCGTAGCAATTGTCTACCGCGTAGTTATCTGTCGCTTGCCCGTAGGCGATCGCCAATTGTTCAAGAATGATATTTAATGACGCGGGATCGGTCATATCGACGTCTTGTTCGGAAACGGTGACGTATGTACCAAAAGTTAGTTTTGTAACGTCCGAATTAGACACCACTACGGTAGACGGATCGAGTGTGTTGAGTTGGCCTGTTGGCTGTTCTGTAACTGTTGGGCGTGTTGTAATTTTTGCGCGGCGGAATGTTGCGCCGCCGTTTGGCATAGCGCGAGTCCCGATAGCACTAACGAAAGGCCTTACCGGGTTAAGTCCGTCGTAAACGGCACCGGTAATAATTTCGGGCAAAATACCGGGCGTATCGGAAGTCGTGATATTTGGCGCGGCGGCTTTAATGCGCGCGTTCATTTCGGCAAACGCGGTAGATCCGGCGGCAAATGCGACCATGTACTCGGACGCGCTAGGCATTTTTACGGCGTGTACGGCTTGCGCCCACAATGGCGTAACGGGTGTATTTGCCTCAATGTTTACGGGGTTTTGTGATACTTCGGTCATGGTTTCGGTTTCCTCATCTTCGGATACTTCTAGGGTTTCTTCGGCGTCGGGTTCCGTCTGTTCTCCATTATTACCACTTTGCGCGGCAATTTGGTGGATACGGCTATCGGAATATGCCGGTAGTGGCACTAACGATAGTTCGGACCAACTAGCGCGGGTTACTTCCATAACGCCGTTTTGGTCGTAACTAAACTCGATAGGCGTTGCCCCAACACTTACCCCGGTTAGTACGCCGTCCATGGCTAAAGTCATCGACTCACGGCCGTTAGTGGTGTCGCTTATTTTTCCCTCGAAATACATACCGGGCGCGTCGCCGTCTAATACTTCTACACGGCTTGTAACGATCCCAATAGGGCGCGTGGTGTCGTGGTATTGGAGTAGCACCGGCGCGGCGCCGTCTGTTGGCATAGATCCCGGCATGAAACGTACGGTAGTTCCGTCGCTAGTTGTGGCGTCTTGGCCGTATGGTACGGCTAGACCCATGATCGTACGGCGTGGCGTACCGTCGGGCGCTGCCGCGTCAATGGTTACGGGGCTTGGATTAAAACGGATCATTTCTAGTTACTTTCGTTTACGGGGTTTTGTTGGTTCATTGGTGCCGGGTTTGTTTCTTCGACGTATACGCCTTCTAGGTTCATTTCTTCTAAATAACTTTCAATATCTAAACACACATACGTACCATTTGGTAGCACATTGTTTGCGCTGAGCGTTTGGTTAAATACCTCTATGTAATTTTTCGCCGCAAACAAATATAGATCCTGTTTGGCCTGAGAAGCGTTTTGATATGTGTAGCCGCCTACGTCAATACCTAAAAGGTACGCGGGTACGTTTGCGTATCTACTGAGTTCTTTTGCTTGGAACTCGCGCGACTCGACTAATAGCATTTTATCCGGTGTCGCCGTTGTCGCTTCGTAATCTAATTCTTGCGAGATAAAAGCCGTTTGGTTAGTGGCGCGCGCTTCGTTAAACGCTTGCGCCATGTCGCGCATTTCTTGTGGCGTTAAGGGTTCGCCTGACTTTTGTTTCAATACACCGGCCGGTATCGCGCTTCTTGCGTTTAACCATGCCGACTCTTCTAAACGAATAGCGGTATTTATCGGGCCTTGGGCCATGTATAGCAAACCCTGTATAGGGCTTAAAAATTGTATGACGTCGTTAGGGTCTAACGGTAAACCGTTGAATAGTAATTGTTGAGACGGACCAAACCATACGGGGCCGGCTTGGTCCATGCTTGTAACCATTGCGGCGGGTAGGCGTGTAAACGTGGCCGGGTAGCCGTCGGCGGTTCGGTTTTGTACGTGCCAAAATGCGCGGCCAATAAAAAATAGATCGTCAAACGTCCACGCCATAATGAAGTTATTAGTTACTCCGGTGTCGAGTCGTTTAGCCCATGAACGCGGCGCCATGTAGACGCGTTCCATTTCTTCACCGTTCCATTGTTCCCGGTAAAACTTAAAACCAATGGTCGCCACAATGGACGCGATTAGGTCACGGCTACGCGAGATAGTTGGGACGCCTAGCGTTCGTTGGCGCGCGTCTCCGTCGGTGTAGGAATAAAAGTTATTTATTTGTCCGGCGCCCACGTTTGACCCGTACCCAATAGCGGCCTTTACTGTTGGTTCTTCGCTTACCGCCATTTGCGCGGATCTGTTACGGGTAAATATTGCCATGGTGGGATAATACGCTTTTTTTTGTGCTAGTGGGGGGAGCGTACACCGCCAGTAATCCCCGACGAACTAAAGACGGTGTACGCCGTTAAAAGACTAACGCCCAACTACCACGATAGACGGTTTACCGCTATGGGCGGGTCGTGACGCTAACGCGACGGCAAATACCATACACCGGGCTAACTCAATGGGTCCGGGTGAACGGGCAGACGATAGCGAAACGGTACCTAAGTGTTTAACAAGTACGGCGCGCTCGCAATGTTCGTTGAGTAGTAACTCGCCGGCGTGGGCTACGCGGCCTTCAAGGATCATTGACCTAACCGGGGCGGTCCATTTACCTAACTCGCGATACCCGACGATCGTACGGCGCTCGGAATATTTAGGCGGACAAGAGATCTCTAAACTAGGTGGCAACGCCAAGCGTAGGGAATGGGTGGTACTTAGTTCTTTTTCTACGGCGTCCCACATTGCCGCCAAACTTTCAACGTGAAACGCAACAGTAACGTACGTAATTTTTTCTACTTGTACCGCGCGTACCCCAACGTAGTAACCGCCGTCTATTGAACTTTCAATAGATAGCACCCCGCCGGCGGGTATGTCTTTGTCGGTTTTTAACGTCTCGAATAGCCCCGGTTCTAACCACCCAGTAGCGGCCGCAACCCAAATATTTACCGACGATCTTAAAAACGCGGACCGGTTTGGGCCTTTTGCTTCGGCTTCAAGTACCGACATATCTAACGTGTAACCCAAGGCCGGGTTAGCGTACGCCCACGCTTCCGGCGTCATCGGGTCGATATTTGCCGGTGGTTCCCACGATCCAAAATACATAGGGCCGACATCGCCGGCGTCTATCTGTTTTAACCCTTGGCCACGCCAACGCAACATAGCGGTACTGTGTTGGGTGCCGGCGGTACTGAACATACAAAACAACGGGTTACGCCGGGCGCGTTGCGTAGGTAGTAAACCTTCGTCTATGGCGCTTTCGGACACGCTCCAAACTTCATCGACGGTTATTAGGTCGGCGCTGTACCCGTGGCCGGCTTGGGGCGTGGCGGCGCGTACTATCCATTTATGACGTACGCCGGCCGGGTCGGTTACGGTGAGTTCGTTACGGCCGTAGGACCATGAGACGGTAGCGCCGTAGTGTTCTTCTAGGTATGGGGCGAGATACTTAAATAACGATACGGCTAGGTCTAGTTTGTGGGCCACACTTATAACCAATTGGGGCGTACCCCGGCGCGGTCCCTCGACGGTTAGGTGCCACGCTATTAGCGCCGCCATAAGTTGCGTTTTTCCACATTGGCGCGCCACGGACGCTAACCCGATCCGGCGTAAATAATTACCTTCGTCGTCCATGGAAGTTAAACCTTCGGCTACTCGAAGTTGCCACGGCATGAGATCTATTTTTAGTAGCGATCTAGACACACCCAATATCTCGCTAGCCCGGCTTGGGGCGTGATCGGGCGTAATCGTTTCTAGTCTTGGCCGGTCGTGGCCAGTTTCGCGAACGCTGTCCGCGTTTGGGATATACGAAGCGTAGCAAGAT